CTTTTGCACTTCTGAAACTCTGAGTGACATATAAGCATTGTCACCTTTCATTTCTTTCCATGCCGCAATGCGCCAGTCTTGATGCAGACCGTCAAGCGGTCCGCTATAATCTGGCTGTTTGTTTTCATCGTTCTTATCTTTGTTTGCAAATAGAACACCAGCACGTTGATATACTTCGATGCGCTTACTGCCATCCTTAGACTCAGCCATGATGAGTGCTACCTGACCTTCATCACCCATGATGTTTAGCTTACCTTGCAGGATAAACTGTTGCTCTGGAAACGGCTTGAAGGCCGCGCCTCTGTTAGTGTTATCGTAATCGTTCATGCTATTTATCCTTTACTAATTTATATTGTGAAACCATACAAAAACCTCTTGGTAAATGTGGTCTCTTTAATTTTATTCTTCGCCTAACAATATTGTGACCATTGGCTCTTGCGTGTCTGATATAAGTAGTAATTGTTTGATATGTTAAACCTGTTTCTTGTACTAGATCGTGTTTGCTTTTGTATCTGCCAGCTATTCTATCTATAAATGGCTTGGAATACTTAGGCTTGCTTTTTTGTTTAGGTTTAACCTGTTCCTTTACAGGCTCTTTCATAGACCATATGAGTTTCTCTAACTTTCGATCTATGTCCATTAGCTTTGCATCTAAAGATGCTATTTGATTTCCGTAAAACATTACCATTCTCCTACAGATTTTTTGCCATCCTTTGAATCGGCGGCGTATTTGTTGCCATCCATCTCGCCAAGAAACACATCGGCATTGAATCCTAGATGTGACATAGCCTTGGTAAGACCATCGGTGATTGCCATCTTGGGTGCGTCCTCTGCCATCCTGCCTTTGGCAGAGTCAAAGAACTTTCTGCATCCAGAGAAAGGTCCGAAACAGTTATCTCTGTTTACAGTCCATATCATTACGTCAGCTATAACGGCTGTATCACCATTGCTTACATCTACAAATCGGGTGTTGCTTGACCAGCCCCATCCATGTCCTATAGGTCCGAACGCTTCTGTTGCGCTACGCACTTGATACTGTGGATCAATAGCTGTAAACGATCTTGACCCGAATGATACTTTCTTTAGGTACTTAGGGTCTGACTTGGAAACTTTATTCCATAGGCTTAGTGTATCCTTAACCTGATTATCCTTAGACATCTTGGTTCTCCTTGTTAACTGTGACACGAAGTGATCCGCGCTTGTCGCGCTTGATGGTGAGAAGGTCACAGTAAACTTCTCGCTCATCGTTACTAACCATAGCTTTTAGTTCAGACTTGGCTGAATCAAACAGCTTGGCATTTGGCTCATGTTCAATGTAGTCATGGCATCTGCTGATGAACTCGTTATCAGATGACGCATCTCTGCGTACTAGGCCATCAACTTTGATCTTATCTATAGACACAGGTGGTATCTGCTCATCTGCGAAAGGGCGTGTGTCATCTCTGACAAGCCTCCAGAACTCAGTCAGGTGAACTTGCATCTTGTGTATGTAGTCCCAATCCTTAGTGACATAGACAGATTCCCATCTGCGATTGCCAAATATAACTGATAGATAACATCCCTTGGCTTGATGCACCCACATATAGAACTGCATCTGCGGCATGTACATTTGCAGACACGTTTCCATCTTGTTCATATCGTAAGTGTGTTTGCACTCAATGATCTCGTCAAAATATTTGCGATCAGTATGTATAAATCCGTCTACTGAACCTTTGAGTGGTACGCCTTCCCAATTCATTTCTTTGGTTAGGCCGTTGCCAACGCCATGATGACCAGCAACAATAGTTTCAACTTCTAATGTGGTGTGTTGTTTGGCAAACCAACGCTTGTTGAAGTGTTCTGTCTCTGTGCCTAGCTGTACCGCTAGGTTATCTGACAGATCAACAGGCTCTACCTTGCCTGTCTTTTCTTCCCATAGCGATGTCCAATCGCCATCCATGATGCGGCGCATATCGCTACCGCCAATAAAACCTTTGCGTTCCATGTGTGGTTCTCCTTTACTGAAACATTCTACTGCAACTGTGCAGTAAGCGCAACCCTTTTACTTTCTAATGCTCTTAACATCAGGTTACGTTTAGCCAACATCCAATCGATGTGCTGATAAAACTCAGCGAACGAAGGCCAGAACTTAGATGTCTTGGTCACTCGCTCTATTGCATAGAGTACAATGTCGGCTGGATACTCATGCAATAAACTAGCTAGTGATTCTATTCGCACTAGCTGATCTTCTGAACTCTCCATAGAAGGCTTCACAACGACCGTTGCTAGCATGGTTAGCTGATCTTCTATCTGATTCCTTGGAAGCGGCACCAGTGCCTTTCTAACGGCGGTTATGGCCCTATCTATGCCATCTATGTCGGTGCATGTAATCTCGTAGCGTTGAACGATGGTCTGATAATCTGTATCAGTGAACCTCGTCCTGCTTATTTCTCTTACTGGATAGCCCGTGTGCGATTCCAGCGAAATGAGAAGCCTTCTGTCTACCTCGTGTGGACTTGCCAGTTCCAGTAGCCTTGCCAGACCCTGCTCTATCTGCTCGCCAGTTAAAGGCTCGATAGCACCAGCCCCTGTAAGCGAGGTCGATGTTGACGAATGTGCTTCCTTTGCTGGCGTGGTGACAACAGAATTGATTCGTTTCATACTCATGGTCTTGGTTCTCCTGTAGCTTAAGATCGATAGACTGCTTTAGTTCCTCACTCGGCAACCAATCTTCTGGCACCGCCTTCTTCTTTTTAGTTGATAGTTTAGTTGATAGGTTAGTGTTTCTCTCTGCAACAGTGGTGTTTCTGTGTGCAACAGTGGTGTTGCTTTCTGCAATAGGGAAAATGGTGTACAAAGTTGATCGCTGATTAGATCCACGCACTCTAGTTACTAGCCCCTGTTCTTCAAGCCAGTTAAGTTTTCTAGTTATAGTTGGTACGCTCATCTGTGTGCGATCAGATAACCTAGCTAGGCTAGGCCAGCACTCATGAGTATCTTCATTGGCATGGTCAGCTAGTACGACCATTAGCCATTTGGCATAGCAGTCAGGTATATCAGCCTTGATTGCCCTCGCCATCAGTAGAAATGACATTGTGGTTCTCCAATAATAATGGTGCAATCTTTTCTGCGAACACATCGCCATCAAAGATTACTAATGTTTTTGGTGTGCCTGTCCTGCGTTTGTAAAACAGAACATCTCTAACTACAGTGAATGGATTCGGGAATCCAGACTTGTCTCTGTACTTTACTTCAACCACCATTGGGTTGCCTTTGACTTCCCAGATGATGTCTCCGCTATACTCTCCTCCCAACGCTCCTGATAGCGGTTGCCTTTTCGCTTTGAAGCCGAGGGCTTTGAGCCATTCAACGAATCTTCTTTCGTGGTAGTCTCCTTTAGCGCGACTCTTGCTTGCCATGTATCTGCCTCGTAACAATCAATACAGATTGTATGATAAGTTGGTGGACTTTCTGTAGCTAATAAACAAACGAACCAAGGTGTATCTGTACTACAGGCATCACATTTCTGTGGCTTGCCTGTTTTATCGTACAGTTTCTTTCTTATGGATCGTGATCTTGAGGCCAAGCGCATCCAACCAACAGCTAAATAAAAAACCAGAAGGCACTCGTTTGTATCTTTCCCACTTGTGAATCAAAGACTTAGCGCATCCTATCCTGTGAGCTAGTTCTTCTTGCGACATATTTAATTCGTTACGTCTAGCTACCATTGTAGATATTAAATCTTGGTAACTATCTGGAACTTGCACGTCGCTCTTGAAGTGCTGAAAGTTTTCCAATCGATGCTTCCACTAATAATGCAGTGCTATGTCTAAGGTCACGACCCTGCTTTGCTCTATAGTAAGTAGAGTCGCGTACCCCAGCATGTACAAACGCCTTCTTTAGACTGACGTTTGCACTTGCAGACATTTCTTTGAGTGTATCCATATAACTAAGCATGGACACATCATCTGCATCAACGCAGTGATTGTCAAGTTAATCGTAATGCCACAAACTAGATTCAACGATTGTTACCTTACGGCTTACAGTTCCATGACGATCGTCAACAACAACATCATCTGCAAAAGCATCATCAGGTAAAGACGCGGCTACTTTTTCCCAGCCTTCCCTGTCTTGTTTCTGTCTTAGCGCATCGCTTTTTGTATGCGATAAACCAGCAGTTGTTTTGCAATAATTTCTTACATCTTTATGTAGTACATACTTGCCCATAGCTCACTCCTCTGGCTTGTAAAATTCTTTTGACCACATGACTAGCTGTTGTCTGCCTGATGTACCTTTGCGTTTGCGATGATCTACAAAGATTAAACCTTTTTCTTTAAGTTGTTTGTATCTAGCTGTGACTGTGCTGTATCTGTGGTTAGGAATAATATCTAAAACGTCATCAGATATACATCCTTTATCTGCAAAAGATGTTATGGCGGCAAGAACTATACGTTCCATCTTGCCAACATTTAGTTTTTCTGCCGCTTCATGACTTGTACTTGGGTCATCATTGCGTACCAACTTGAACGCTGGTGTCTCTGGAAATTTTGGCTGGTCTAATCCCAGCTTGTCGAATAGATCATTCATATCGTTGTGGTTCCTTCCTTTGTTTCAATAACTATTGAGCCTTCCATAGTTTTCCATTCACCTATATCAAATGCGGTATCGATTGCATCCTGTGGATTTTTTGCATTGACGGTTTGATAAACTGTGTAGCTTTGATAGCTGGTGAAAGCATCTGACTTACAATTTGGACATTCATCTGAAACATTTGCAAAATAAGTTTGGTATCCACATCCATCACATTGAACATATTCCTGACATGAAATTGTACCTGTAATTTTAGTACGGTATATCATCATCAATCTCCTGTATTGGATTGTGTAATTCCCATGCGGCAATAGCGCGTTTAAGAAATTTTTCTTTGTTAAACTTTGGATTAGTAGCTACCAATGCCTCTGCCATATCTACAATAGCACTAGGCCAAGACATCAATGGTGCTACATGGTCTGCAAGATATTCGTAATGACGTTGTTGCATAAGTGCCATGTCTAAACCTCCTTCAAAGGTGGGCGATAATTATCATCTTCATTCGCATCTCTATATAAAACTTCATCATATGTTGCCGCGACTCTATCTATAGACCACATCGCTTGCTGTATTTGATAATTGAATTGCGATTGATCCTCTGACGCACGTTCGTTGAGCAAAGCCAATGATCGTTGCACTTCTCTAACTTGATTGATAAATGATATTTCCATCATGGTTCTCCCATTGTTGAAGCAAGGCGCAACCGCCCCCTGCCTTATGTGGGGCGGGGCGGTTACGCCGAGCGATTAAACACTATGCCAGTTAGCTTTC